AAAGGTACGCTACTGACCCATATTTAACATTTCCCAACGCACATTTAACGGTTGCTAACACACACTGGCACGCTTTTTGCTATGGGTCGCCCTTACCGTTTTTTAACACATTGCTCCCGACTTTGGCACGGTTTTTGTTATGCGTGTGCGCCCGTGAAAATGTTTCACGTGGAACACATTGTTAAACAAAGTTAAAAGAATAATTTAACACAAAATAACACGCAAACCGCTTGCAGGTAAAATAAAATGCGTACATTTGCATAGTGTTAAACAATTAAATACATTGAGTTATGAATGACGTAAAATCATTAAGCGAAGACATCGCAAAGGCTGTTAGCGAAACAACAAAGCAAGTAGAATTTTTGGAAAAGCCCGAAAACAATTAACAAGCAAGGCACAAAGAAAAGGCGGTAACAATCAAGTTGCCGCCTTTCTTTTTATCCTGCCTTTCAGTTACTCAATATAAACGCCGTCAGACAAATCCGTGTATATCATTTCTTGTTCCTCTGTCAGCATTTCGGCGGTGTGTATGGGTGTAACATCATCAAATATATTAAACCCTCTGAAATCGCCTAAAATGCCCGTTTGTCTGTCATTGTTTCGCCCGTTGCTTGCGCTCTCATACCACTTGCAATAAATGTACGGTTCTAACCCGTAATATAACATTTCGTTCCAATCATCGCCGCCAACGGTTTTAACTTGGGTACTTGGTGAAAGGTATATTATTTCGCTGCTTGGTTCGGTTTCCTCAACTTGAAATACAACGCCGTTGCAGGACAAAAGCGCAACCCCGTTGCCCGTTACCACGTTTATAACGTACTGCAAACCTATCGTTTTACCTGCATAATCGGTATTGAGTGTAACAAAGCCTGCAAACGGCAAAAAGATTTGTATTTCGCTTTCGTAGTCGGTGTTGTCCTCATTGTGCGCTGGTACTACCGCCGTGCCGAAATCAAGTGTTATTTTGTCCGTTTCGGGTATATCGGCGTTTACTTCCGTGTTGTAATTGCCGCATCGTATAACGTCTTGCCCCTTTGAATTGATATTCGTATAAATACGCTTTATTCGGTTCACATATTCGCCTAAATCAATGTTTTCGTATTTTTCAACGCCCGTACTTGGGTCTGTACCCGTTTCACGGAAAAACCGCTTTTTAGAAAAGGCTTCCAAATCATCAAGCGTTACCAAATACACATTAATTGCACCGTAATGTTCGCCTATTACGCTGGTAACTTCGGCGTCCGCTCCTATGTAAATGCCTTTGCTGGGGTCGTATTGTTTAGTGTCTAACAATATGGTTAAACTTGCGGTTTTCTTATCCTCTCTTATAGTCATCGGAAACGCTGTAAAATCGCCGTGTTTGTCATAAAGTTGCACAATGGGCCGGCGGTTTTCATCGCTTACAAATTCAGCATTTGCGTTAGCTTTTAGCGTTATTGTTACTTCCGTGTCCGCCTCATATTGTTCGGGAATATCCACACCCGTACAATTTGTTAAACCTGTGGTAACTTTGAAATATACCTTTGGTTCTTCTTTCTTCTTGGTGTTTCCATTTATTACAACCTCGCTACTATCGTAATACCCTGTTCCAGTGAACGTGGCTACGGTGTCGTTTTCACTTAACACTCCCGTAACGGTTTCAAATAAGCCTGTATTACCGTTCCTATATTTGAATGTCGGTTGCCCGTCAAATATATATCCATTATCGCACGTAAGCACGAAATTCAGCGTTTCCGCATTGTAATCGCTGTTATCCGTGTATACTGTGTTAGGTACGTTGTTTTGCCCTGTAAACGGAGGTTTAGGCGATGACACCCTTTTGGTCTTGCCTTTAAAAGTAACGCCATATGAACCGATATAATTTGATACCGCTTTTGTAGCCTTCGTTTTCGTTTCGTTTTGCTCTAATATGATATTTGTATTACTGTTATATTTTACGGTTATATCACCATCAAAAATATAACCTTCTTCACATTCAATGTCGAAAGAGCCAACACCATTCGTAAACGTGTTGCCACCGTCAGGATAAAACGTGTTAGGTACGTTGTTAGTCCATGTTGCCATATTTTAAGTTCCTTTTAATGTTACCATAATAATTCCACCAGTTTCATTCAGTAAGCCCGTATTTGCAAAAGGTACTTTCTCAAAATTCGGGGTGCGCTTGTAAACCGTTTCACGGTTTGAAATATACGGGTCGGGGTTGTCGCTTTCAGATACACGCCCAGTTGCCGCCAAAATTTCGCTTTCGTAGGTTTTAAGCACGTCAACACGCAACGTAAGTTCGTAGGCGTTGTTTCCCTCAAAACTTACCCTATCCACGAAATAATAACGCCCTAAATCGGGTATGTAACAATAATTGAAAGTCGGTCGGGGGTGCTTTCGTAGTGTTACGGTCGGGCGCAACACATCGAAAGTTTGCCGCAAATCGCCCTCAATCGCCGTAAAGTCGCCTAATTGCTTGTTTACCGTGTTAGGGTGTCCGTTGTATGAATAAAAGTTTATCGTTGTCATATCTGCAAAGAAAAAAGGCGGTGCGGTGCGCTTTCACATGCACCCACACCGCCCAAAGTTAACCAATCTAATACTTATTGAGTTACTCAATAAAGAATACTACAAAGTTTTCGTTTGTATCGTTGAAATACCCTGCGTCAAACTTGTAATAGTTGTTGAAAAACTCTGCCTTTGCGTTGTAGTTCGTTGTTACCCGTCTGTCAAGATTGCAAACACCCAACGCATCACGGTCGAACATTACGCCCAACACGCCCGAAATTTCAACGGTTTTGCCGCCGCTTTCCTTGATTTTAATGTTACCTGTGCTGGCAAAGCCGTAGTTCTTTCCGCTGCCCTGCCAAAAAGGTACGGTTTCGGCTTGCGGCAAAAGCACATCGCCACGGTTGAACGTGTCCGAATAAAGATAGGTTTGCGCTGCTTTTGCAAAGTCTGACAAAAGTACAACGTGCAACATATCTTTCGGCGTAAATCTTTCCTTGCCGCCAACATTGAACACGGTCGAAATGCTTTGCAGGCGGTCGGCATACGTACCCATAACGTAAGACGCAAAGCGGATAAAGTCGGGGTCGGTTATCGCCTTTTCAGCGGTTAATTTTGCACCTGTCTTGTCGTTGTACAACTTCAAAAGGTTTACACAACGTGCCGTGCTTGCGGTGGAAAGGTTTGCCCCTGCCATATCACCTGGCGCCTCTGCTCCAAACGCAACCGAATCAGCTAACACGGTTTCCGCAATCATATTGTTAATTGTACGCATTATCAAAGCGTCTGCCTTGATAGTCATTGACTTTTCAACGGCCGCATAAATCATCGAAATAAAGCCGTTGAGTTGTGCGGCGTTGCTGAAACTTTCCTTAACCTGCCTTTCGGTGATTGATACGGGCACTTCAAACGTAACCTTTGAGTTGAAAAACTTTGCCGAAACGGTCGGTTTGTGGAACACATCTTGCGAATAGGTATGCCCGTCCTCCAAGTTCCACGTGTCGTTAACCTCGGCTTCGGGAACATCGGCACTTATTTTTTCCAATACGCTGCCAAACTCCCACGCATCCATTAAAACGCTCGGCACTTTGCCCGCATAAGGTCGGTTTACGAAAACCACCTTGCCGATATGGTTTACAAGTGATTTTACGTAATTGTCAACCGCATTTTGGTTAAACACTTCCGTGCCTAAATCCACAATGCCCGTCAAATCATCGTTTACAATGTCAGTACGCCCCAACACTTCACCCGAAACGCTTTTAATAAGCCCGTAAATCTGTTTTACTTCCATATTGCTAAAATTAAATTAGTTATTCGTAAATACTCGTCGTTAATTCTCTTACAAGTGCGAAGATAATGTTTTTTCTCCAATTATCACGCCTTAACTGCAATTCTTTCGCAATTTCGCTTGAAATTGATTTGCCTGCGCCCGTTCCTTTGCTTGTTTCGGTTGTTTGGCGTTCCTCTGTGCGGTTTCTCACATCGTTTGCGGTCTTTCGGTCGCTGTCTGAAAAATCGGTATCGTTAAACGCCTTGTTTGCGCCCGTTTCGGTGTTGTCGGTGTTTTCCTGCAAAGTTACGGTTTCCGTCCGTTCAATTTGCCCAGTGACGGGTGTCAGTACATCGTAATCCGCCAACATCGCCGCCGCTTCACGTTCCCAACCTTGCACGTTTACCGCAATCACCGACGAAACAACATCGCTTGCGTTGTCGCTGGTTATGCTGCTTACAACGGTCTTGCCGCCGTACATCAGTAAGGCGTAAGCGTCTAACCTGGTCGGTTCGGTATCGCCGAAAATAGCGGCGTACTCTGTCGGGTATTCAGTTTTGAAAACCGTTGCGAATATCCCGTTACCCTTTGTAAATAGTTCGCTGTATTTCATTGTTTATCTTTGTTTTCGTCTGTTTCCTCTGTTTCCGTTTCCGTTTCTTTCGTTTCCTCTGTTTCCTCTGTTTCCGTGTCGTTTCCGTCTGTTTCGGTGTCGTTTCCGTCCGTTTCGGTGTTTTCATATGTCGGGTCGGGTTCGTCTGTCGGGTCGGGGTTTTCCTTTGCCGTTTCCAAATCAGCCGCCAAAGCGTTGTAATTATCCCTTTCCAAACCCCAACTTGAAGCAAGTTTAACCGAAATTTCGGTGTCGAACATTTCGTTAATTTTCTCAACTGCATTTTTTCTTTCTTTTAGCATATTATCCACATACGGCAAAAGTACATCTACATTCATACTTACCTCGCCCAAATTGAGCCTTTCACGCTTCATATTATAATTTGCGTTTAACCCCAATTCGTTGTACATACTCGCTTTGTAGTATTGTATCAGTTCAATAAGTTGTGTAATATACACGCTGTTTGTGGTCGGGGCTGTCTGCATATTTACGCCTTTGAAAAAAGCGTTTTCCCCGATAATTGAAAACTCGCCGTCTTGTATCTTGCGCAAAAAATCATCGGCACTTTGTTTCGTCTTGTCATCGCTGGCACTTATCAGCATTGTGATACGGGTTAAAATGCTCGCCGTGTTCAACGAAATAAGCCCGTCAGTATGCAGGACTGCATAACGCCCTATCAGTGGCAAAAGGCTTTCGCCGTTGCTGTCATTCTCAATCAAAACCCCGTCTTTCTGAATATCGTAGGTTTTGTTTAACTTTAATGCGGGGTTCGCCACGGTGTAAAGCGTTGCCCGTCCGTAAACATCAGGTTCGCCGCCTTTGCCGCCCGAAAGCGCATACAAAACCCCGTCCACGCTGGTAACAAAGGCGTTGCCCGTGGTCTGCAAAAGCCTTTCCAGTTCCTTTTGCGGTATGCTGTCGGGTAAACCCTCATACTCAAACATACTTCGAGTTTTCGCCACCGTGTTCGCAATAAATTCGGTTACGGCGGTGTCTTTGTCCCTTATTTGTTGCTGGTACAACTTGTAAATGCTATCTTTTTTTACCATCTGTCAAAACTTTAATAAGCGTTGTTAATTCGGCTAACACTTTCGTATTTTCCTCAATCGTATCTTTTAGGTGTTCCGTCTCTTCTTGGTGCGCCTGCCTTTGTTTCACCATATACCAAAACAACGCACCACACATCACAATCGGAAAACCCAAACTTGAAATGATTTGAATAATAGTATTTGCGTCCATATCGTTATTATTTAGTTACTACTTACAAAGATATGCATTTATTTCGTAAAACGTGCGTTCGGCACGAAATTTGCCCCAAACCGCCAGTTATTTTCATTTCAGCGAAACTATGTTTGTCTTTGCACTCGTAATTAAATAATTGCGTACTATTTCGCCGATTTCGTTATCTTGGTAGAAAACTTTGTCTATTGCGAAAAACCGTGCGACTTGTTGTTCAACATAACTTGCCGTACTTAATAACTTGCGTTTGTAGTTCGGTTTGCCTTTCATTTCAAGCGAATAAATAAGGCTGTTTTCCTCATCTTTTATCGGGGTTGTTTTGGCGTGTATGTACGTAAAACATTCGTTGCCTACTTGAATAATGTTACCCTGCAAAACAACATCGTTAAACTTGATATAGTACACAAACAACACGTCTTGCGGCTTGTACTTGCACGGCAAATGTGGATATACTGCAAGTTCCCATTTGCCACCAGTTATCATCTGCAAGTTTTGGTTATCGAAACAAAAATACTTGTTGCTTGCTTTGTGTTGTACTATCGTGCTGCAATACTCAACCGCCACGATTGCGCCATGTTCGCCAAATCTGTAAATATCTATCGTTCCCTGCTCCATAAACGGCACTTGCTTCAAACCCATTTCCGTAAAGTACGGGCAAAACTTGTTTACCGTGTTCCCCAGCATAAAAACCTTAACATCGTTGCGCTGGCGTATTATCGTGCTTAACAAGTTCATAAACAACATAAACTCATCGGGCAAATAATACCGCCGTGTCAAAAACTCATCAAACACAATCGTTGTAACATTCGGGTAACTGCTGCTTTTTTCATGTTCCTGCTCGGACAAACAAAACCCGTAACAAAACGGGGTCGGGTCGGGTGTCCGCTTGTTTTTCTCTGCATCGTAGTAAGATAAAAACCATTTGTTCGACATATAGAGCACTTCGTTAAATTTGCCCTCTGTCAGTTCCTCAATAAGCCCGTTAGCCACGTGATTTGCAAACAGACTTTCGGCACGTTTGCCCCGTAAGTCCTCACGCCATCGGCGTATATATGCCATTTGCTTACCCGTCTTGATATAGTTTTCCAAACCATATTTTAAGGAGGCATAAGTCTTGCCGTTTGACCGTTCGCCAAATATAACATTATAGTCGGCGTTCTTGCTTAAAATCGCTTTCAAGTCGTAAAATTTCGGCTTGTCTGTCTTTATCTTTCTTGTTGTCATAACTCTTTTATTTTAGTCCTTAAATTTAATTCCACGCAAATAATTTATGTACATAACCGAAAGGGAAAGGCTGTACCCTGTCGGCTCTAAATGTACGCCAGTGCGTTCGTTGTAATGCGCCGTGCTGCCTTTGTAGTCGGTTATTTCGCCTTGTATCTCGTAGTCTATGTACGTATGTATGTTTTTGCCCGTTGCCTCTGGCGGTATATCCAGATAATTAGTGAAAGCGTCAAAGATACCGTTTTCCCCGTACTTTTCAATAAGGTAGGGAATTGCGGCTTTTTTGTTCACGCCCGAAACGGTTAAACTGAAATCGTATGCCCGTCCGCCTGCTTTTAGTGCGTTCGGTTCTTGCACCATATACCGTTTAGCTCCCAGAGTCTTAAACCTTGTATATGTGCCCTCGAAATCCCACACGCCCAAAGTCTTTGTTATGCCTTTTATCGTTTGCGGCTCGCAAAGCGAAAACGGCAAACCGTGGTACTTGCAGGCGGCACGCAATTTCATTTGCACCTGCATATTATAAGCCTTGAAATACGCTTCATGCGCTTTGCCGTTCATTATTTTAATGCTGTCGGTGTCGCTGTATATGTAATCGTCTTTTGCTTCGTGTATGCCTGTGAAAAGGTTGCGCCGTGCGTATGCGGTTACGAAAATGCCCCACGGGTAAAACAAGAAACGGTTTTTGCTGGTGTTGTACTTGTATAAAAGTTCTTGTTTTTGTTCGGCTGTCATTGAGTTAATATCCCATTCGCCGTTATATGTAAACTCATCACGTAAAGGGTTGGTAACACTCATACCGTAACAACTGTTTAACATTTCCTTGCTGTTTAGGTACTCCACTTCTTTACCCTCAACGCCTTTTAATTTCGTCTTGCTCTCGTACAAATGCAGGATAGATTTTACAAACGGTGTCGGTAAATACTCTTTCTTGTAACAATACATTTCACCCACTCGCATACTTTCCCACGTATAAAAGTTTTTGATTATATTAAAATCCACGTCCGTAATTGTAAGCGCAATTTTTGAAGCCGCCACAATGCGCCCGTTATTCTCGCACGGGTTTTCTTTCACAAAACATTTGCTTGCGCTTATCGGGTTGTCTTGCGTTTCTCTGGCAAATATGTTGATAAACTCAATATCGAACACGCAGCAATACTTTGATATTAAAAACTCAAATTGCGCCATGCTCTTAACCGTTATCGCAACGCCTTGCGACATCGGGTATTTTTCCGCTATCATTACATACGGGTAACTGCTTGTAAAGTCGTAACTATCCACGTCATACATTATTTCGTCTGTATATTCGGCGTTGGCGTGTGTGAAACCGCCCGAAAATGCACGTTGCAGCATATTAAATTCATTCATACCCGTTATTTGTAGTTCCTGCATCAAGTTTACGTAATCCCAATTTGGTACGGTCTTTTCTGCATAGCTCTTTTCACGCAAACAATGCGCACGGCAATACTTGCGCACAAACCCCGTCTTTGTTATCGGTATGTGCGTTATCCCCCTGCTTTCCTCGATACGTTCCTGTATATAGCACATAACTACTTTAATATCGTTTATGCAGTAATGTATTTCCACATCAGTCAACGGCGTTTCGCTATGCCTTATTTGCCGGTAGTCCAAATCGCCAACGGCTTTTGCACACTTGTATTTCATAAGTTGCTCGCCCAACTTTACAAGCGAATAACCCGAAAGCAAGTAACTACAACGAAACTCAATGTTACCCGTTGTTATCGCATAAATTGGTTTGCGCAAATCAATACTGAAAACCCGTTGCCACTCAAACCACTTGCGCAAAAACTGAAATTCGTATGAAAGGTTATGCACATACACAATAAGGCGTAATTTGTCATTCAGTTGCAAAACATCGCTTACGGTTTGAATCATCGTGACAAACTCGCCCCAGGTGCGCCCTATTATTGTATATCCGTTTATGCCAAACTGCCAAACGTACATTATTGCGGCTTTCTCTAATTTCGCCTTGCGCCCGTTGCTGTCCTGCATACGTTGCGCTTGCTCGTATGTGTACGCCCGTCCGTCCGTATCACGGTAAAAACTTGATGTTTCAATATCAAAGGCACACGGTATGTTGTAAAACCTTTCGCCCTTGCTGTTTCCGATAATGTTCTTTTCATTTACGGCGGCTTTCAGTATTTCGTTTATTTCGGTCGGGCTGTTTATTCTTTCTTGTAACTCAAAAGGTATTTTTTTCATAAGCCAAACTTTTCAAAGTTGCTCAATATGCGCTCTATATCGTTTTGCATATCATCCATTGCGTCCGCAACTTCATTTGCCTGCCTTTCTATCTCGGCATCAATTGCCCGTGATATGCTTTGCGCTTCACTTTCTATTTGGGTGCTTATATCGCTTGCGCTTTGCTCCATTTCGCCCGTGAAATCTTTGTACCTCATCAAATACCGTTCCACGAAATCACTATCCGAAACGCTGTTTAACTTGCCCTGCAAGTTCCTTGCCATAAGGTTATACTCATCGGGCGTTAAGTCGTACATACGTTGCAGGTGTTGCCCGTACTGCCTTGCACCTTGCGCCGTACTGGTCGGCTGGCGTAAAAACGAAATCGCCTTGCCGTACTCAATTTTTAGGGTGTTCCAATCGCCCTTCATTGAAAACTTGGTAAACCCTTTTACATCGCCTTTGTTTAACGCTTGCGCTGCTGGCGAAAGTTGTCCGCTTTGCTCTATGTTCTGAATACGGCGGTTCGCCATTTGGAAAACCCTTGCAATCTCTTTTCTATATTTGGGGCTGCTTTCCACGGCTTGTAATATCTCTTTTTTGATTTTCGCCCGTTGGGTTGCTCCAAATACAGACTTTGTAAATTTAATCTTGAAACCTGACTTCGCCATAACGGTATTATATTAAATAGGGGTTACAAACATTGCAACCCCTACAAAGTTAAACATAACTTTCCAAACTCTTACAAGTCCACAAACGAAATAGAGTAACACTTCTTGCCGTGGCTCTCGTACTCGTAAATCGTGTACCCGACTTTGCCGTCTTTGATAGTTTGTACCGCCTCATCATCGGCAAGTATTTCACGCACCGTTTCGGCGGTGTGGCCTGGTATGTTCACCAGCCGTTTGTTTTCCTCATCAATAATTACGGGGCTGTCGCCTAATTGTGATTTGTGGACATAAAGCCCATTGATTTTGTGTACCACATCTTTACCGCCCTCATTTTCAGAATTGAAAATATCGGCCAACTTGGTGTACTGAAAATCGGTTGTGTCAATGCCAAACGTGGTCTTGTTAAATTTACTTGCAAAACTTTTCATTGTAGTAATCTTTTAATTGTTAAACTTATTGTTAGTTGTTATTCGGCTGTCTGTCCTTGCGGCTCGCCGTCAAAAGGCAAGTTCAGTTCGGGGTTGGCTTGCGGCTTCAAGTCCATAAGCCACGCACGAAAGCGGTTTATTTTCATAACCGCACGCTGATTGCGGCATACTTCATTACACGCCATAAGACCACCCAAAGCCGACAAAGCGGTAAACGAAAACTCGTCAAATTCGTTTCTTTTTTCCTCGTTCATTGTAGTAAACTTTTAATTGTTAAACTTATTGTTATTTTGTTTTTGGAAACTTCACCGTGCCGCCGTGGTAGATATACGTTGTATCGGTTGTTATTATCACTGCTTTGCCGCTGCTTGCGCTTTCACGTTGTACGTTGCAACCCTGCAAGATTGCCCCGCATACGGTGAAAATCGCTAAACACATTGCAACTTCTTTAATTACTTCTTTCGGTTGCTCTCTGAAATGTTGTAGTAACTCTTTCATATTTTCAAATCGTTTAATTGAACACTACAAAGATACAACATTTTTCTAACATACAAGCATAAGCGCACAAATTATTTCGTTTTAACTTTTCTTAACTCTTGGTGTTGTGTTCCACGTGAAACATTTTCACGGGCGCACACGCATAACAAAAACCGTGCCAAAGTCGGGCGCAATGTGTTAAAAAACGGTAAGGGCGACCCATAGCAAAAAGTGTGCCAGTGTGTGTTAGCAACCGTTAAATGTGCGTTGGGAAATGTTAAATATGGGTCAGTAGCGTACCTTT